TCGCCAATACTCTGTGGACCAATTAGGACAAATCCACCATCAGCATTTTGTGCATACAATTGGTTATTATCAGTATCCCACCAAAAATCACCTGTAGTTAATCCTACCGGTTGCGCTGATGCAATTTCTGCTCCGCCTGTTGTTCTAAACTTAGTTCCATCATAAAACTTTAGTTTCTTTAGTGAACTATCAAACCAAATTTGACCAGATAACGGACCTGCTGGTTGATTTGCACTGGAAAAATTCTCTAGCAAATGAACAAAGTTTTCGTTTTGGATTTCACCGTAACCAGCGTAGTTTTTACCTACTAGCTTTAATGAAGTACTCTGGTCAATGGTTCCGTCTTCAACAGTAGCTAACTGTGTACCATTTGTTAAATTTATTACGTATGCCATTCTTTTAAACCCCTAATTGTGTTATATGTATTTATATCAGAGTGCCCTGAGATATGTCTTGTACATATGCCCATGATCCTGTTACTACTCTAAATAGTTTTAACGACCTTGTTACAGTCGATGTAATGTTACCAGTTGCATTGTTAAATGTAGCACTTTGTATAACACTTACTGATCCGTCATCTGCGCCGCCGTTGTCCTTTTGCTGTACAAGTACAGTACTTTCGTTAAACGCCGTGTCCAATGCAGATCCCGTTAGTGTAGCTGTAGCGCCTGTAGTTGTTGTACAATGCACTCTAGCTTCTGATCCATTCTGTTTTGTTACTGCTGGAGCAATATCTTCAAGAATAGTTCCAATATTTGTATGTTGTTGTGTAGTCCCAGCAGATCCTATTCCAGTAACATCTAATGCAATAGAAAGTGCTTCTATATTAATACTAGCATCAACATATGCTTTAGTTGCAACGTCTTGATTTGCTGTTGGATCTGTTACGTTTTTAATCTGTCTTGCAGTTACAAGGTTAATATTGCCGGCCGCAGTAATGTTTAATCCATTGCCATCACCGTCTACTGCTCCTGTTGACATTCCAATTCCACCAGTAAACGAAATATTACCAATAGAAGCTGATGTAAGCGCACCTAACTGTGTAATACCACTAGCATTTGAGCCAGTAATAATATCTACTCCGCCAAACTTTAATGAACCGGTTTCAATATTAATACTTTGATTTGAAGTCCATGCACTTGTGCTGTTTCTCCATAACCAAGATTTATTGCCACCCGACGAAGCTACTATAATACCTGCTTCGTCAACTCCTGCATCATCTAGCAATGTACTATCGTCACCTTTAGCAAGCTCAATACTTTTATCTCTTACTAACAATTTGCCTACGTCAACTACTAATTGTTCACCACCAATAATTAAATCGCCACTAACTCGTAGACTTCCGTTAACGTCGAAGGTATATGCAGGTGCTGTATTAAAAACACCAATTCGACTATTTGCTGAATCAATAGTCATTGCATCTACTTTACCAGTACTAGTAGTCATTCTAAAAGTGTAGTTTTCGCCTGATACTTGGTTTTCACTTATTACACCCGACGCTTCAACTTTAAGTACATTGTTGTCTGTAAGACCTACTGTAACGCCATTATTATTTCTAACTGTTAATGCACCAGATGTTGCATCGTCTGAATCACTAGCAAGGAACTGTGCCGCAGTTCTTGATACATTGTTACTATCAACTAGCGCAGTTGTTCTTGTTGCTGTACCAGCAAAGACAAAGTCTGCATCTACAACGTTAAATCCTTTTACAACCGTTCCTGTGTATCCTGGAATAGTATCAATACTTTGGGGAGTAAATTCAATTTTGCTCCATAATCCAACAAATGTTCCGCCGACCCAATACTTGACAATAGTTCTACTTGTTCCTGTATTATCGAGAACAGTAATAACTTCTGGACCAGATTGGCCTTGGAACGCATTGTAGATAGGACCTGCTAATCCCAAGTCTGTACCGTCAAAGAAGTATAGTTGGTTCTGTTCATTGTTAATCCAAAGGTCGCCTGCAACCATAGGTGGTTGAGTTGATCCTACTAAGGGGCCGCCGCCTGTTGTCCAGTTTGCTCCTGTATAAACTTTAAGTCTTGATGAAGAAGTATCCCACCAAATTTGTCCTGCTAATGGAGTAGTTGGTGCTGATGTATTTGCAAAGTTTTCAAGCATTGAAACAAAGTTTTCATTTATTGCTTCGCCGAATCCTGTATAGTTTTTACCAATTAATGTAATGTCAGTACTTGCTACATCAACCTGTCCGTCTGCGAGATTAACTAGTAATGCACCGCTTGTTTTATTAATCTGATATGCCATGTTTTAGCCCCCAACTCCTGTATAGATAATGTAACTTACTGTTAAGAATGGGTTCATCACGTTATATGGTGTTCCAAGTTCCGTAACATCAAATGTTTCGTATTCTTCAAGTCCCGTAACTGAATTATAAGTAATGTTTCGTCTGTTTAACACACCACCTGATGATGTACGAGCTTGTCCAGCTTGCGAACCAGTGGGTGCATCATACGGTAATGTGTCAGCATCTTGCTGTGTACCACTATCGTCAAGCATTACATAAAACTGAGCACCTTTTGGTGATCTTAAATCATGCTCGTGTTCTGGTAAGTTTTTAACATCAATTACTCTACTTTCAACACCAGATCCAAGACCTACTGTATCAGCGTTAGCATCTGAAACTCTGTTTGCACTAGCGCCACCTAAGTTATCAGCACCAAGTGCAAATCTACCTCTAAAGTCCGGAAGTCCAAAGAATCCCGATGATACTTGACTTTGGTCTTTAAATTGGTATTGTATACTGTTATATAACGTTAAATAGTCAGAAATTCTAACTTCTGATCCATCGCACACTAACCATCCATCCGGGGTGTTAATGCCGCCAAATGGCATTAACGAACCAACTGGTATTGTAGGTACACTGCTTACTAGTGCGGCTTGTGATATCTTAAATACTCCAGTATCATCACCTGAAATTCTGTTAATAATAATTTCATCGTCTGTGTTTGGTACTGTAGCTAATGTTTTGTTAGCAATAAATGTATTACTAATTGATGTTGTAAATGTTTTTGTTGTGCCGCCTATTTGGCCGTCAAAAGTAATTTGATTAGAACTTACATCACCTGAAAGCTCAAATGTACTTGCGCTTGTAAGTTTGTTAGCATTTGCCGCGCCACCTGTAACTGTACCAGTAATGTTACCAATTAAGTTACCTCTAAATTCAACTGCATGTACAGTTGACCAACGTTTTGTTGTGCTACCTAGTGCATAACTCTGTGTTGATATAGGAGTAATTGCTCCACTGGTGGTTGACCCTGCAACACTAAAATCTGTTCCGACAAATAGCTTTTTAGCAATGCCTACACCGCCGCTAATTTTAACAGCACCTGTACCAATACTAGAACTATCTGTTGTACCCTGTACAATTAAGTTTGCACTTGTTTGAATTGATCCTGCTACGTCTAATGCTTCAGCTGGGCTTAGTGTGTTAATGCCAACTTTTTCAGTCGAGTCAATTCTAATAACATTTTTTTGTACACCTAAGTTGTTAACTTTAAAGTCAATTGGAGCACCCGATGTTAAGTTAGTAACAACTCCCGAAGTTCCTTGAACGTCTAAAGTAACAATAGCATCTTGCCCAACTTGTATTCCCGAGTTGTTACTAATTGTTAATTTCTGTGTTGATGTACTTGCAACGTCTCCACGTAAGAAATTACTTGCCGCAACACTTGCTCCGGATACAATTAAGTTTTCTGCTTTTTCACTAGTGCCAAGATACTTACTAACTCCGTCGCCGCTGATGTTAGCTGTTGAAAGGTTCAGTCCTGGTTGAATTATTGTAAATCCTGCGATTGTACTTTTTGGCTGGAAGGTTCTTGTAGAATAAATTGCTAACGGAGAACCCGAAACTTCAAGTTGTAATATAGTATAAAGTACTTCATCTTTACCTGTTATAATAACTGGCTTTGCCCCAGTTAAAAGACCATCACTATATTCTGGTCCAACTAATGTCCAACCACTACCTGTAAAAATATATAACTGATTGTTGTCTGTATCTGACCAAAGATCGCCTGTTAGTGCATTTGCTACGTCAGGTGCAGTACTTCCCTTTTTAAGTCCACTAGCATTACTCCAAACTGTGCCATCGTACAGTTTAAGTGTATCAACACCAGTTGAACTATCATACCATAGTTGTCCTTGAATTGGATTTCTAGGCGCCGTAGTATTAGCAAAGTTTTCTAATTGTTTTAAGAAGTTCTCGGCAATAACTGACCCATAACTAGTAGTGTTACGTCCAGGAATATCTAGACTGGTTTGCTGATTAATTGTACTATCTTCAATTGAAATAATACCTTTGTTACTGTCTGAGTAGTTAATTGTATATGCCATTATTCGTTAAACCCCGATAAACTTTGTACACGCACAGTATAGTCAATTTGAATAAGTCTATTCAAACTCTTTTGTACTGGGTGGAAAATTACATGTGTTAACAATCTGCCTTGTCCTGATGAAAGGTAACTAACTAGCCCCAACTCATCAAACACATACAAGCTATCAGCATTGGTTGCGTTATCAATAGCATCTTGTCCACTAGGCTCACCGTAATCAAGTAAACAACTTACTACAATATCTGTGTAATTTGTTCCGCTTACATGCCTTGTTTCAATCTTATTTCTTGCAGGGTCTGTATTATTAACGCTTCTGTCATCAACTACTTTAATAAATGTTTGATTATAAAGACTAGCGTTTGTCCCTGTGCTGTTTGGAGTAAGGTACGTTATGATCCCTGTTGGGTCAATGCTTGTACCACCATTACCAAATGCCATTTGGTAGATAGTACCCTGTCCAGCATTAGCTAAACTTTCAGCAAGTGATATACTCATATTCTCGTAATGGATTGCATTACGTTTATCCACAATAACTTCGCCCGTTTCTGGGTTAGAAATCTTAATGTGTCCTTGGAGCATAACTCCGTTTTCTTCTTTTATGTTATCCATCATTACCTTTTTCCTATACTGTATTTATTTGGGAAGCTCTACCTTTTCTGCCTTAAAGAACCGTGCTACTAAACTTTCTGCATCATTTAGTGAAATACCAGGCTCTGTCCAGCGTTTTCCTTGTCTTCTAACAATTTGAATCTTTGCATTATTTGCAGGAGTGTTTAAAAGTGTTAAAAATGGTGTGGTTCCGTCTACGCTAAACTCTGCTGGTACTGTTTCATCAGCTTCTGGACTATCTTGATCCAATAGCGGATTAAACACACTAATAGCAGTTTTACGTAACCGTTTACCTGCAACAAATACTTCAAATTCATTAACTGAGTTCGGAGTAAACGCTAATTCAAATACTGTTGTAGAATTATCTCCAATTTGTTCGTTAATGATAGTTTCGTCCATATAAGGTGCTGTTTGCATCTGTCCTTGATTGTATACATCGCTACCTACTTCGTGTACTGTCGGTGCTCCAGTTCCCAATGTTCCACGCTGTATTTGTCTAAGAACATTGCCTTGCTTAACTAGATACTCAATACGCTCGCCGTTAATAAACAAAATTCCTGGTATTTTACTATTTTTATCCGGAGTACCAATATTACTTGCATCATCTAAGTAAATTTCTTTATCAAACGTACTAAGAGGCTGTGCTAGTTTAATTGGTGCAATGTCTCCTAAGCGTTTATAAATATTTCTATTTAAAATATCCTTAAACTGGCTAAACCCAAACTTAGGTTGTAGCTCGCCCTGGGCACTGAATTGTAAAACCTCAACAACGTCAGCATCTGCAAATGATCCGTTGTACTTTAAGAAAAGTTTATCATCTGTAAGTCTATAATCAACACTTGGAGTTTTTAATACGCCATTAATAGTTAGCCAAACGTACTGTGCATCAATAGCCGGATAGCGTAATTTAACTAGGCCAGCTTTAATATGGTTAAACTGTATATGATCTTCTGATCCAACGCTTAATGTTGATCTTGAAACAACATCAAAATTCTGTCTTTCAAAGTCCATACTAGCATGATCATTAAATGTATAAACTGTTATCTTCTCACCTATGCCGGGTGCAGTTATTAACTGTAGCTGTGCTCCGCTATCAACCCAAGTGTTTTGATTATCAATAACTTGTATACTACCAAATGCATATTCACCATCACTACGTACATATACTTCTAATATATCACCGTCTTTGCCGATTCCTGGCTCAAGTATTATACTACTATTTGCCGGGCGTAAGTTGTACTCAACTGCAATAACAAGCTCTTTGCCGTTAAGCAATACAAGTATATCGCTGTTATCAAAACTACCAATTGGTATTTGCCACATCTCTAAGAAATACTCTCTTGCAGATGTTGTAACATCAAACTGTTGATTATATCCTGGGTTTAAAATTTTGTTTCCTTGTTTAACAATTACATTGTGACTGTTAGGCTTAGCACTATACGGAATCTTAGCTAGTGTAAATGCCGCTGTACTACCGTCACCTGTAAATTCAGTTGTTTCAATTTTACTGAAAGAATCAACTGAACTGTATACTGCAAAGTTAATAACACTATTGTCTGCTGGTGCTTTACCAAATATAAACATTGCCTTTGGATCTTTTTCAGTACTGTCACCCGATGATGTCATTATTGTTTCAACGGTTTCTCCGTCAACTGTTACATAATAATCTAATGTCTTAGTGTAATGAACTTTAGTTACATAAGCTAGTGTACATCCATCGCCTATAAATTCGCCTTGGTCAAGTACATTTTTTCCGTTTCCGCTAATTGACATAATGTTAACATCTTGGTTAGCACTTACAACACTATTAAAGGAAATAGTTTTATTTTTATAGTTTACAGTATAGCTAGACTGAGCTTGTATTGCATCACCAATACGTACAAACAATCCATGTTTGTTTTGAGGAATTATGCCAAACCCAAATATAGTTTCAATACCATTAGTTCTATAAGAATTACTTGATAGTATACTGCCGCCTTCTTTTGGTCTGTGGAATACTTTGATATCAACCGAATCTTGTACTTGTCCCGGAACTTGCTCTTCAGGTCCGCCGCTTGTAGTAGGAGTAACAAATCCGTCACCGTCGATAATTATTTCTTCTGGGTTAAATCCTTTAGCTGTACTAAACTGCATATCGCCACCGCTTAACACAGTGTCGTATGATCTTGGATCTGGAAGGAATGCGCCATCTGACGTAGCCTTTCTAAATACAAGAATATCTCCGGAGCCAGTATTAATAATGTCTTCATCAAATACAATTATATCAGATGCTAACTCAACACCATCATCAAATAATGCAACACCAGTTTGACTTGCACCAGTAATACTAGTAATAACTGCATTAGTGTTTGTTTGGCTAGCTAATCCAAAGTTTGGATCGTCAAGTCTTACGCCATTTTTATAAACATTATAAACTATACCTGTTTCTAGCGGAGCACCAAAGTTTAGTACTCTTGTACTATCATCGCCTAGTTGGAATATTTCATCTTCAAACGTTGTATCAAATGTGTCATATGTTGTAGTAAACCATTCATCTGAATCCCAACCCGAGCCTGTTCCAAAATCAAAGCTAGATACTTCAACGCCGCCATAGTCAACGCCGCCTATTAGTTGCGAAAGATCATTTCCGTACATCCCCGTAATTGGGTTATAATACAAATTAATTCTATCTTGTGCTTGTAGTAACTCTGGAGCTTTGTTATATGTAATAACTACCACTTGCCCTAATTTTAATGGTGTAGTAAATGCAATACGCCCGGCACTTCTTGTATACCCTTTAGTAACGTCTTTAATATTACTAAATTTATACTCACTTCTTAGAGATTCTAGTCCATCAACTGTAACTGTAATTTGTGTAGACTTTAACTGCATCGGCCATTTTAAATTAAAGTTCTGTTGATCAAGTACTGATGTAAATGTTTGTGTTTCTAGTAATGTCTGGAATAGATATGTTCCAGATACTCTGTCAAACTTACATCTAATATGTGCGGACCTTGCTTTACCTTCGCCAAGTATTGGACTTAACCTAGCTACAGTGCCTCCGTCAATTAATGATCCTATTACTTCGATAGTCGGAGCTGTCAGATACCCGCTTCCTAAATTTGTAACTGTTACACTAGTAACTTTTTGATTACCAATATATGCTTGTGCTGTTGCTCCTGAGCCTCCGCCGCCGCTAATAACAATTTTTGGTGGATCAGTGTAGCCACTGCCTGAATCTGCAATACTTATTGACGTTAACTGGAAGCCAGCATTGTCTAACCAATGTTTGCTAGGATAATTAGCAATGTCAGACAATCCTGACACTACTTTCCCGTCAATAATTTGAACGCTTTGTGGAATAATCTTTCCTGCTTGTTCGTCATAATACGGCGTAAGGTCAAAATCAGTAATAGTATTATTTGCCGGATCTGTTTTTTCATAAGAACTTAAATATTCTCTTATCTTAGTCTTATAAGGTTTCATTTCTTCTACATAGTTTTGGTAACTTGGCAAACTATCGTTTTGGAATGTAATTTTCTGTGCTAATTCTCCAACGTTGTGTTTGGCTGTTACAAAACTAGTTTTAAACGCCCAGTCAACATTTGGCTGTTCACTAAACACGTATCTTAAACTTGCAAAAAATAATTCGTTCCAGTGAATTGCTAAGTTATCAACAAATATATTATTTTTTAGAATACTTAATATTTTTCTAAACTCAGTATTTGGCTCCGTATCATAAAATAACTTATCAAAACTTGCGCCGTCGTATGCAATACTAGCACTAGTAACATCATACAATGAATTTTTAAATTCTATAGTTCCATTTTCTCTACCAACAGTATTGTAGTTAACTGAATAGTCAGCAGTGTCTTGGTCGTCTACTTTCTTTAGTAGTAACCAACCGCCCGTACCAACACTGTTAATTTTTACAACATCACCAATAGCATCATCTAGCCCATATATTTGGTAACTTGAGTCAACTGTATGATTTATAAATGTAAATTGATTGTAAGTTGTAGCATACCAATCTTTGTAGTTCCAATATAAGTTAACATCATAACTCTGAGTCAATGTCCTAATGTACTCATTACCGTTCCACTGATAAACACTCCATTTACCCCCAACACTTTCGTCATTTTTAACTAGTACTGAGAAACGCCTAACTGTTATTGATAAAGTAGAAGTATAATTTGCACCAGCGTTAATAATATTAACTGCTGAAATTGTTCCGTTAACATCTAACGTAAATTCTAATTCTGCTCCTGTACCTTCTTTATTAATAATTTTATATGTAGGAGAAGTAATATATCCTTGTCCGCCATCAACTATTTGTACATTAACAACGGAACCGTTTTCAACTTCAAGTGTTAATACCGCTGGTTTTACTTTAGCAATACTAACAAATCCAATTTCTGCATAACTGTCAGCCGTTGTATCAAATTTGCCTGTAACTATTGTAGGCTGTGGATCAAACTGTGTTAGTTTAGATAAATCAAAGTCGTCAACTACTAAGTTCTTACTTAATACATTGTTAGCACGTTCTATAAATTGTTTTCTTGCTTCAGTTTTATTAATAAACCAACTCTGCCTAGGTTCGTTTAGTGCTCCATATTTTTCTTTAACTGAAAGATTAATATCCGGAACTGGTCTGTCATTTTTATCAAGACCTACTAAACTATCAAACCATTTTTCTTCAATTCCAATATTAGGCACACTTGTTACATGACCATCACTAACTAGCTGATATTGAATATGTGTAGGTTGCTGTTGGTTTTCAATAGTCCACCAGTTAAAGCTAATTGCAGTACTTGTATTTTCAATAAACGATTCGCAATTATGAATTGCAAACTTATTATTACCTAATATAGCAACAAATTTGTAATTCATTGATGCAGGGTCAGTAATATATCTAATTACATCAGCACAAGTAACTACTCTATTTTCAATTTCAGGTAGCGTAGCTTTAGCTCTAACCCAATAATAATAGTAAGTAGTAAAGATCTGTGTTGCACTGTCGTATCTTCTACGAGTACTATATGCATTGTCACTATACTTTGTAGTTCCGCTTATGTTCTTTGCAATGCCTGCTTCGGTATCAGCTTGTCCATCCCATTCACTCGGTAACAGTGTGCTTTCAATCCATTCATAAACGTCAATTTGTGTATTTGGAAATAACTTATTAAAATTAGCAGAGGATTCTGTAATATCTCCTTGATGATGATTGATAAATTTAGCACTATCAATATCCCACCAAAGTTTTCCAACCCATTTGTCTGATGTGTAATCTAATTCTCTTGCAGTTAATCCAGATGCTGTTAACGCTGTGTTATACGATGCTGGATCATAACTAGTTTTGAAGCTAATTTCTTGTTCTGCAGGGCCTGCAATTTTTCCTTGTATTGGATCAATATAATCAAGGTATGTTACTAGCTGATTAGTTGTTTTATTGTATAAGTGTACGCCTTTAAACTTAGAAGTATCAGCTGGAATTACAGGAGACCTTAAAGTTTTCCAAGATGTTGAAGCTATCGGCTTGCGATATTCTGCAACTAATCCTTTATCTAAAATACTACTGTTAGATACTTGTTGCTTTGGCAACCCAACGTAAATGTGATTATTATTTACTGTTAGTCTGTTACCAAAATCTTGTGTGTCAAGATTGTATGCAAAGTCCTGACTGTACAATAATGTATTGTTTATAATTTCATATATACTTATTACACCACTACCTGCGTCTACAATAGTAAATTCAGTTGATCCATTATCCAACGAAGTAGTATTAGCATCGAATGTGGTTGCTGTAATGTTGTCGCCGCCACGTGATGTAACTGCTAGTGTACTACCGTCAAAATCAAGTTTAGATCCAAACTGTGTATTATTACTAGTATCCACCGGACGAAGTGTTTGTGAGTAAACATAAGTGTTGCCTGATTGTACATACAAATACACACAGCCGCCGCCGTCTACTAAGTCACTGTTTAATGGAGCACCGACTGCAATCTTAGTGCCGTCATTTGACACTGCAATCGTTGATCCAAAGTCTTCAGTTATGTTAAACGGTTCTAATATTTGTGAATACTCAAAGCTCGCATTGTTTAGTCTGTAAACTACAACTTTTCTATTTGCAATACTACTATCTAGTCCTAGTACTGCATCTCCTGATTCAATTTCATATACACTTGTATACATTGAATTTGAAATCATTACACTTCCGTCTAAACTAACATCAAAATCAGTACCAAATGCTTCTAAGTTTGCTTGCTCTAGTGTACTTTCAACTAATGAAAAGTTTGTGTCGTTTGGTACATACCCTAATAAATCAACACCGGAAGTTTGTGCAGTCCATTGACTTACATTAAACATTCCTGGGATTAAGTTAGTAGTTGCTTTATACACAGTGTCGCCAACTCTTACATATTCGTTTTCATAATAAGGTGACGCTTGTGAAAAATCACCTCGATAATTTGCTTGTACTGACAATGCCCAATTTTCTGTAGCATTTTTATTTACAAAGTAAATCCTACCTTGATTACCTTCGGTTCCGTTGCCTTCAGCATGAATAAACAATTTATAACTACTATTAGTAGGCTGTACAAATTTTAACTTTGTTCCTAGCTTTCTAAAGTCAGCACTATTTGGTACTGTGTAATAATTTATAAGTTTATAATCACTACCTTTAAGTTCATAAACAGCAAATGTACCTTGCTCAGTTAAGTTAGTTTCATATCCGTTTGTTGCAAGAGGTAAGTTGTAGACTCTTTCCCAATCTAAGTTAATACTAGATGGTGGAGGAGCTGTTGCATTAATACCCTGAATTACAGTATCTGAATATAGCCAATATTCTAAATCTCTAAGATAGTTAGTGCCAGACGCTACAATAGGAATATTAACACCTGTGTCAAATATTATTAACGGACCTGAGATGGTATTTTCTAAATGCGTATTACTGACTGGGCCAATAATTCTTACTGTTGAATCATTTTCAATAAACGATACATTTGAATTTGCACTAAAGTCTGATCCTAGTGCCCAAGGGCCGCTTTTATCTTTTAAGAAAAGCCTAACTGTACTAAATGCTCTTTCAACATATGCAATAGTTGCCGTATTGCCTGATGCAGAGTCTGTAACTATTGCTCCGACTGTTGGGATAAACGGATCACCATTTAGATCAAAGTTAGTTAATCTAACTTCAGTCCAACCGTTCCATATATCTACAATAGTTTGCTCTTTATTAGTTCCTGTAAAAGTTAATCCAATGGCTGACGGATCTTGCACTAATCCATTAACCCTAATTTCATTTAACCACATGCTAACTTTATCATTAACATTGAGACTGTTGCCATGTGCTAACGGAGTTCTAACAAACCATTTTGAATCAACAACTTGTACATTACTCTGTCCTTGGGTATGTGATAGTATGCCAATATAAGAAGCGGCTGTTGGAGTTGCAGAACTTTGTAATTGTTTAGTATCAAGTATGTTACTAAAGTACGGATTATTAACTGCGTTATTTTGTAGTGTAATATTTGATACTACAAGATTAGGATTTGTATCTGTTAAATTACTAGTTGTGAATGAACTTCCTACATCTACTTGCCACCATCCTGTATAATAATCGTCTGTGATCGGTAATACAGTTTCATATGCTCCAACTAAAATACCATTAGAGTAAATTGATCCAGTAGCTTCAAATACTCCATTTACGTTATTAACATAAACAGTCATTTGATTTTCGTCATTAAACTTTCTGTATGCTATTGTTGCTCTACAAGTAGCAGTTGTTATTTCAGATCCAACATCTGGTATTGATAACGCACTTTGAATATATGCAATATTTTGTACTTTACTAACAATAGTGTGTTGGCCTTCAATAAATGCTTGTGTGAGTGTAGTATCGCTATTAAACGGAGCCGTACCTGCTTGTGCAGATGTTATATAATTATTCCATTTCAGCGTTAAAATGTCGCCAGCTTTGGTGCCTTCAAATTGTTCTTTTTCAGCCCTGATTAAAATGTGGTCAGTTGCTTCAGTAGTACCAAGAGCATAATCACCCCGGACCATAAACTCAACAGTAGGATAACTTTGACTGAATGCGACATAATCATTTACTATACTTTGCTGTCCTGATGCAGTATTACTAAACACCTGTAGTGCATCAGCATCAATATTTCTATCAGCTTTCCAAAGTTGCGAGGAGTAAAGTACAATGTCGCCTGTAACATAAGATAGTGTATTAGCATAGTCGCCTTTTAGTTTACTCTTGGTGTTTGAAGCATGCGGTGAACCAATAGCTAAGTATTTGCCATCTGGGCTTAGTGCAACACTTTGTCCAAAGCCACCGTTTGAATCAAACAATAATGTCTGTTCGTCAATTTGTTGTAAAAAGCCAAAGTCAGTATTGTCACTAGGCCTTTGGAAGATATAAACACTACCGTTTAAATCCTTAGGAGATGTAATAGCAATGCGATTATTATTTTTAGTTACACTAACTGCGCTACCAAAGTCTTTCTCACTAGAATCAAAGTTTAAACCTAAAGAAGTATTAATAATATCCGACTTTAATTCATATACTTGTTTGTTTTGTAAAACAGTCCATTTGCCAGTATCATCATCGTCTACCCAAAGATTACTTGTTGCACTAGTGTTGCCTGTTAAAGAAAACTGTGTATTTCTGTCTGCCTTAATACTTTCGTTTGCTGTTGCAAGTGTAGGTAATCTAGCTGGAACAAATTTTATTACGTATCCGCTAGTACTGCTTGACGCTACTACATCTGTTGTAGAAGCAAGCCTAACTACATTAAGAGAAGCACTTATAACTTTATAAAACCCGTCTGTGTCGGCATCAACACTACTAATGCTAATAATTTCCCCAGCTTCAAAGTTAGCTACTCCGTTTACTGTGATTGTAAATACATCTTCCTGACTCTCTGTTACTTCAGTAATTTTGTAATCAGTTTTTTCTGACTTATATACTGACCAACTTAGACCGCTTTTGTCTTTAGCTGTCCAAATATATGTGCCTACAGACACAGGATCTTGTGTTAGTATATCGTCGTAGTTAAGTAGAGATAACGCAACATCAGAAGGATTAACGTATCCTGCTGTTTGTGTGTAACTATTATCATCATTAAAGAACTTAGTTGGGAACGGAGTATGCGCATAATCTTTAGATTTAACGTAAATGTTGTTACGGTCTAATCTATAAATTAAACTTGTGTCTTGTGGATTAACTACGTCAACTAATTCAACTAATTGAGGTTCTTGTCTATACTTTGCTTCGTTAAGTAATACATCAAATTGATCGTCACCGTCAGTTGCACCGTAACGTCCTGCACGGATTGCCCATTCTTCATAAAACTCTAAGCTGTCTTTACTTGCGCTTCCAAGTTTATCAAACAATTTAGTAAGAACATTTTTAGTACCCTTATCTTGAATTGCTCCTTGATAAAATTTAAACTGACTTACATCATCTGTAATAATATTTTCAAGGTACTTACGTTTTTGATATCCAATTGTGTGTTGTGCTAAACGCTGTTGTTCAATGTCAAAATTATCACTATCTAGATCAAAGAAGTCTGCAAATTGCTTAGCCTTGTAGTCGAGGTTTGGCAATAATCCTTGTTCTGGCTTTTTAGGTAATATTAAAAACTCACTGTCATTAAACGTCTTTGAACCTACAATATTAACTGATGCAACATAGTAGTACTGTTTATGTTTTACTAGTGAGCCAATTGAATAATCTTTCCAAGCAAGCCATTCAGTAACTACTGCATCATCAAATATAAATCCTGGAATGTTATAAGAACCGTTCCATTCATCAGATCGGTATCCTTTAACTTTAATTCTTTCTTGTCTATAACCTTGTGCTCTGTTATATATTACGTCACCAAACACTGTGCTGTTATCAATAATAACTACGTGTTCATTTTGTATTACTGGAATTTTAAGATGGTAAACTCCATCTTGCGTATTCTTTACACGAAGCCCAAATTCATTAGTATTATCTCTTTCAGTAGTTGCAAAGTCAGAAAGCAACCGCTTGCCGTCTGCTTTTAACAAACTATAATCATAAAAATTATCATAAATGTCGTCTACTACTGTATAAGGTTTTCCAAACGCTATTGTATTTGCACTTGGACTAACTGTTAAAATTGTACCAGTTTCCCAATTCTGTGTTGTCCAGAATAAGAATTCTTTAGCACTTAGTCTCCAGTTTTCAATTTCTTGAATAGTTTGGTTGTAGTTGTCAAATTTAAAGCCTACGCTAGTAAGGTATTTTTGATACCCCATCATAAGATCTACAACATCTTGCCTGTCACGATACAAAGTTCGGTATTGTACTTCGCTAAGTGTATCTACAAATGTATCTGAAATTCTAGCAGATGCTCCACCTTCAATTGGTAGTTCGGCAAGCTGTTGGAAATTGCCCGCATCAAATGCATCGCCTGCGGTGTGTGATACTTTTACACGGAAATAGCTATCACTAGATTCAACAATTTGTCCAGTTTCATACCGTTTGCCAGCAGTATATATTAAGAAGTTTTCACTTATGCCACCGATTGTAATTACTGGATCATTGCTTTTTGCTCTAGGCGGATAGTACTTAAAAATTGGACTATCTTTATCATAACCTTTGACAATGTATCCTGATGGTGTAATTTCAACAATCATTCCACTGTACGAGTAAACATCTAATGGAATACTTTTTGTTAAATGTATACGATAGTTTTCTTCTGGAACAAAAACGTTCCCTTCATTAGTAGGAGTTCTTGCATCAAGTATTAATCTAAATTTAGACTTTTGTGTAAATCCACCAATTTTAGATGCTAACTTATTTTCAATATTAGTAAGGTTTGTTTTGTACTCTGTAAATCTAAGTGTTTGATTAGAAGCAAGATATCCTTGTACATAGTTTACAATACCTGCTGTAAGTACTCTGGTACTACCTGTTACGCCATTTGGGAATTGCAAGTTAATTAATTCAATACGCTTGCTAGTGTCTTCATATACTAGTTGCTCTGCACCGTTACGAACAATTCTACTTCTGTCAAATGCTAAACCAAAAAATTGTGCAGGTTGATTCAATGCCCAAGCTGTCATTAACGAGAACGGATAATGTGAACTTTTACGCCAAGCTGATTCAACCGGTGCTTCGTCACCAAACGTAAACTCAGAATCATATGTGCTATCTATGCCGCCTTGTGCATAACCTGTTTGACTAGGCGGTAATAAATTTCCGCTTTCATCTACAGGAATATAGTTATATATTTGTGCATTTTTAAATTTATTTCGGTATGTTACTTTTTTATTAGGTTCACGAACAATACCATTTGCTAAGTCTTCCCAAAGGATAAGGTTATTACTAGAATACGGTGCTGATCCGTATACTGATTCAAACCAAGTTGGCTTTTCTTTTAGGCCTAATACTTCCCAAGGATGACTGTGTGGTCTATCTGTATTATAAAGATCTTTATATATAGACCTCCAAAATCCGCTTAGTGGTTCGTTAGCAAAGTTACCTGCTCTACCGTAATAGTATGTAAATCCGTTGCCAGCTTTATAATATGTGTTAGTAACATAATCAGGAGTGCCAACTGTTTCTAACCATCTGTTAAAATCAGAAATCATTGTTTTTGAAATCTTCTTTCTAGTAAAGCCAGTTTTTCTATTTTGACTTTCAACAAAATCTGCAATGTCAACAATACTTTCATTGTATGGAAGTTTTAAGTTATTGTAGATTCGTTTTTCTAAGTCTAATAATAATCTGTCTCTGAAGTCGCCAAAGCATTTCCATATTGATCCGTCGTGTCCTTGTAACACTGCCTGAGCATTTGGATATTCAATATAAGATTGCGAATCGTTAGTAGCATGATTCATATTACTACTAGGCATATAAAATACTGTGTTAGTCCCAGCAAACACATGGGTGTGCGCAAATCCTGTTCCGTTATTCCTAAGGTCTTCTTGTTGAGCCGATACTTCATCAGTAAATAATGGATAGAACCAACCAACCTTACCTTTGTATGACAATGTTGTTGTTTCGTCTCTAGCATAGATTTTGTAAGGGCCAGCTACATCAGTCGATTCACTAATGTACGTGTCGTCTAAATATATTTCTGGAGTAAACTTAGGATAAAGACCTAGTTTAGTTGGAGTAGGCGGAACCCAACAACCATCAGTTGAGGGGAATTCGTATACATCTAAAATGTCTCCTGCTGTTGGTGCATTAACTAATGTTAAAAATCCACTACTACTAACTGTGTAATCTTTGTTTAACACAAGTTGTGTTTCGTTTAGATATGCAAGTACTGCTAATTGTGATAATTTTGTAAAGTCAACACCGCGGGCTAATGAAAATATTGTTTGTGACTGATCTTCAATAATATGCGAAACCTTAGAATCACCACCGTGTGGTATCATATCACTAAAGTAAAAAGGATCATCATTTGTTTTAGTTTCATTAAGTGTGGCAAACACACTATCTACATGCAATTTATCAGTACTATCAACACCAAGATCATTAGCTACTCTTAAAAATTCTCTTTTAAATTTAATGTATTCAATACCGGAATACTTCATAGCTTCAATTGCATCGTAGTCCTTGTCTGTCAAGTTATATAATGCAAGGTTAATTGGTCCACTATGCTGAACAAACTTTAAGCCAAACGGTGCTACTTTGCCCAAGTCCCGTAAGTTGCTCACTCCCGGATACGTTCCTACAAATCCGTCAACATTATCAACAATACTGTCTACGTGATCTAATACTTCGCCTAACGTAAAAGTAGTTACATTTTCGTTTTGCGGATTTTTTTCAAAGTTTATCGGAAACTCGTAATATCCATTACTAGTTTTTGCCGCACTTGAACTTGTTTTAATAACTAAACTATTATTTAAAACTAAATTAGTATTAAAAGTAACATATGCATAACCGTTAACTCTATTAATAGTATAATCAACACCGTCTCTTTTTCTAACATTATCTACGTAAACTTTAACTACTAAATCATTTAAGTCGCCGCTTCTATTATAAACATCAACAATAAAGTTATTAGTTCTTTCATTAGTTACAACTTGTTGGGTAACAACTAATTGCTGAGATTTAGCAGGGGCCGTTGTCCATGCTGATTGATTTACAAATGTAGTTCTATTAGAATATTTCTTTAATAGTGCAGTATCAGTACTAACTGTATAAACTTCTGCTAATTCATCATATCGATATGTATCTGATAATAGATTAAAATCAAAAACAATATCTCCGCTGTTTTGGATAGTTCTATACGATAGTGGAAATCCTAGCTCAGTATCATTGGCGCCCATGCCAACTTTATAACTAAAGATTTTATTACCTACAAAACTACTAGATTCTAATGCAGATAACTGTGTTCCTTCATCGTTATACAAATCAAACAATGGTTGTTGGTTAACTTTTGTCTTGTCTTGTGCTTGTTGCCAAGTTGTTCCGGTGTAATAAAAAATCTTACCTTTGTATTTTACTCCAGACTTAGATAATACTGTTTCGTCTTGCAATGGAGCAGTGTCAGTAGTTTCTTTAAGAGAAATTTGCGTGTTGCCATTCTGACTAATAAACGATACTTGATAGATCTTGCCTGACACAAAGGAATCTGGATCAGCAGTAAACAATACACGCATGCCAGTAACTAATTCAATTCCGTCTACAAAGTATCCTGTTTGGCCTTCAATATCTGAAAATACATCTTTAGTAACAGTATCAATTAAGTCTACTGCGGTTTTTGCTTCAGTACCAAAGTTGAATAGCTTTAGTCCTGCGTCAAATTCAACAATAGGCCGTGTAGCTCTATAATTTTGATCTAATACAACCGGCACATTATTAATAGTTGCAATATTTTCAATGACACTTCTATGTGTCCACTTGTTATATCTTGACCATTGGTTCCTATCCTTAGATGCTCTGTTAATAACAATATAATCTTTTAGTGTAGCATATGATGTTGCATCGTCGAACGGTAATGCCGCAAATCCTTGATTATCAAACTCAGTTGATACATCAGTTAAGTAGTCTGCGGTAATAACAAGATCTTCTTCTGAAATAAGTTGTATTGAATCGCCAACGCCTTCAATATACCAAGAACCTTTACCGTACTGTTCAGGAGTAATTTTTCCGTAAAACTTTACTTTCATGCCATTAGTTAATGCATAACCATTTTGCATAGTATAAGTTTTTTTGCCAATTATTGCTGAGGCAACGTCTAATTCAGTATTGTCTCTAATATCTTTAATAACAATGAGTCCTGAAGCTTCGATGTCATTGCCATTAACATAGTATAAGTATTCAGGAGACTCTAAATCAACTGTCCAAGTAATAACACCTTTTTCAATATTATTTTTGTTAATTCCAGTAGTATACAAATTAGTAGTATCTTCGTTATCTCTAGTAGTTCTAATGCTAAATGGCATATCTACTGTGTTAACGTCAAACTTATAAGTCTGTCCTCTATACAACGTTAGTGTAGGATTGCTTACAATATTTTCATCACTAAAAATATAACTGTTATTATCAACGTTGTCTTGACGCTTAACATTATATGTACTAGTAATATTCCTGGCGGCGCCGTAAACAGGAACTTCATTAGGTCCTGCTGGTAACCAATAGTATTCTCTAAAGTTTACAAACTTATCAAAGTTAACATGTGGATCCCAAGAATAATATTCCTGAGAGTTAAACAAACTGTGATTGCTATTATCTGTGTTTCTAATTTTAGCACTGTTTGTAAAATCTCTATAATCTCTATAAAACGTAGTATTGCCCAAATTATTAGTAATTGTAGCAACAGGTTCTAATTGATAATTTTGTCTGTTATCACTAACTTCTTGTAAGTAATTGTCACCGGCTTTAAATGCTTTGGCATCTTTTCGACCAATAAACCCGTCAACCTTTTCAACAACACCTGGTTGCATCATTTGATCAAGGGTGCTACTTAGAAACTTTTTATTAGCCACTGTTCTAAAGTACCTAGGTAATAAGTCAGCAGTGTTTCTGTTTGTGCTTTCTCCGTTTACCGGAATTGGTGATTCATCTTGTGCCATTAGTATCCATAACCTCCGCCGCCGCCGGAGCTTCCGCTTCCGCCGCTTGATCCTGAACTATTTGAACTACTTGAGCTTGTTGTAGTTGCTGTAGTTGTTGTAGTTGTAGTACTTGTTGTCAACGCTTGACTCTTAATACCTGTGTTTGTTGTGTTAGTAGCTGTAATTATATTACCTGATGCTTGTATTCTAGAAGCTGTTACAGAGTCAATAATTTCAACATCAGCAACAGTTGCATCATTAATAAAGATTTCGTTATTTTCTGCTTTAACTTCATACAAGCTACCAAACCCCTGTGTTGCTTGTTTTGGTACAAGAAGAATATTAACTACATCCGGTGCTACTTGGTTCATTACATACGTTGCAAGTTCTGTAAAATGGAATGTATCTCCAAAGTCCCAATTTTCTAATGCAAAAAATTGATTAATTGCAGTAATAACAAGTGTTCTTATTTCATTATCATTAATTACTTGACCATTATTTTTTACAATTTTAAATGTTGCTTGCAAATTATCTTGTGCGTGTGTTCCAAATAACGGTTTATATTCAACCGAGTGATAAATTACTTCATCACTTATTGATTTATATTGGTTAATTGTTCTGCCATAGTTTTGATATAATTCATCTGTACTAGGAGGCAACGGGGGATTAGTAATAGATCCTGTAATATATTTTCTAAAATTAGTATCATATGTTTTAGTCAACATATATACATCTATAATATTACTTGCACTAGGATCAATTCTATTTCCTTCATCGGCACTGTGTACGTACTGGAACTTTAAATTACTTCTTCCAATGTGTGCTTATAGTCTGCTGTAACTATTAGCACACTATTATTTAACACTTTGAAATTATTGCTATCTATAATATAAAATACTTGTCCTGATGTATATTGACTATATGCACCAATCTCAGTTTCAGTAGATACAACATTAATTAAGTTACTGTCGCTATAGAAATTATACTTACTAAATCCTTGATCTGACTCTACCTTCTTTAAGAAAATATATTTTGTTGATGTATTAGTTAATGGAGCAACTACTACGTCAAATACATCTGGGTCGTCAATACTACCGTCATCATTTAAATCGTAAAAACTAACTTCTACTTTTTTACTATTAACGTATCCGTCTGTGTTTCTAAATTCTTTTACAATTTCCCAATTAACATCATTATTAAATGCTGTCAATACATCGGGCTTAGTATTAAAATTCATAATACCAATTTTATCTTTAACTAGTTGGCCTGTTGAAGAGTCATAGATTTTGTTTTGCCCATCAAAGTAAAATGATAGCTCTTTATCACTTTCAAATACATATCGCAATCCCCTGTTAGTAACAGTGTAAGTCTCTCCGTTAGTTTGGAATAATACCAACCAACTTGAGTCTAATTGGTTATTAGTTACGTCACCAGTTTTACCATTACTAAACACATCATTTACATTTAAGTTTTCGTTAATGATAACACGCCAAATTCTATTAACTTGGTCGTAGCGTAACCCAAAAGTTTTATAAGCAAATACTTGGTCAATAATTTGTGATCTTACATCAGTGGTAATATCTTTTACTAGTTTTGGTTTAATTTCTTCAAGTACACTGTTAGCTGGAAGTATTTCATTAAGGACAATAGGCCCTTCACCGGTTGTGCTATTAACAGATACACCCGATCCGGCAGTACTAATAACTTTAACCCACTTGTATGTACTTGCGCCTTTGGCACCGGCATTACTAGTTAACTTGCCATTATCAACAAAGTAAAATCCTACAGGAGGAACAAACTTTAATAATGCGCCAGCTTCTACATATTTTAACGAGCCACCAGTAAATGTTCCAATTTGATACGGAACACTACTGATATTATTTAATAGGCCTGATGAACTATTAGTTGTCTTAGTTGATTGTTGCCAAGTGGCACTAAGATCACTAACAATAATCTTTGCATAGTTTGCAAAGTAATAATTGCTAATTGCTCTATTTTGTATAGTAGGAAGAATTGTATTTTCAATAGTTCCTTCAATATCCGTTTGAGTTGAAAAAGTAAATGACGCTTTACTTTCATATTTTTCTCTATAAAGTACACCGTCAGAGCCAAACAAGTTTGTACTTGAATATTTTCCTGTAGCATCTTTGAGATCAAAATATCTACTAATTCCGCTACTAACCCTATTTGTCGATTTAACTTTTATAATTTCTTGGTTTGCTGTTAACGGAACAATATTATAATCTTCACCGGTTACCATTCTATTTTGTGTATAGTATGTTTGTGGTGCATTTTGCTTAATGCTAGAAGATGATTCACTATTAGTAGCGTTAGTAACTGCTTGTTTTAATTCTACGCCAACTGTTAAAGTTTCTGTTTTTCCACTAGTAGCCAAATATGGAAAGCTAAATGTAATACTAGTTAATTCACTAGGAACAACCTTCATAGATCTGTTAGCACTTTGTCTGTAGTATACTCTAAAATTACCATTTGGAATATTTCCAAAAGTACCATCAGCAAATACTAAACTAATCTGATCGTTGGCTCTAGTTTGCACAACATAAAAGTTTCTAATTTTTTTATTTACACTGTTGTATATTGCATTATTACCTTCGATTGCATCTACTTGAGTCCATAAAGTTTCCGGGTTACCGTTTTCGTCAAGTTGATATAACCATACATCAGAATTATTAATGTCTTGTGCATCGATTGCAATTACTTGATTTGATGTTGGGTTGCTAACATTAAAATTAGCAGACTGCATTGTACCCTGTCTAAAGTGTAAAAAGTATCCTGTGTTTGCACTGCTAGTTCCTCTGCCATCTTCTCTATAAAGAAATGCTAAACTATTTCCAGGTACTGGATTTTCTTCCTTAATTTGGGAGGTATTAGAATTAACGTCAGTTGATACTATTTCAAATTGTGTTTGAAGTCCGTTTACGCCCTTTGCGAAACCAAAGACTGGAACATCTGAATTAGTAGATCTAAATCTATATTGTTGTGTTAGTACTCCGTCAACTTGTAGAGACTTTGCTGGTTTTCCAACTGTGTTGTTTCTAGGCAGGGCCGCATTAAGCACCCGTCTAAACTGTTCTGTCCAATTTATGTTGCTAGGGTCGTTCCAAATAATAGTTTGATCAGATAAGTTAATGCCGTTACTATCAATTATTTCTTCTGTAGTTGCTACTGTCTCAAACTTAATAAGACCGTTAGCGGCTTGATTACGCTTTGCATTATAAGACAACATACGTGCCATGCGGAGAACTGATTCTCTACGCTCTGCAAGTTCTAAGAAGTTTTCTCTTGCATTCAAGTCAACTCTATAACTAATATTTTGCCCAAGGAAGGCAATCATATCAATTAGTGCAAGATACTCTGATGTGTCAATATAATCGTTAAAATCTTCAGGATAGTTATTCCTTAGATATGTGATCATTGATCTTCTTAATGTGTCAAAGTCATAGCTACGAAACTCTGCATTTCGGAAACTTTGGTAGACTTTTGTCCAGTCTTCTGCAAGTAGCAGTCTATTCTGTCTGTCGGTTGATGACATCGGTTATCCTTATCTAATCTCTACAAGTATTTATTGAAAACAATAAAGCTAGTAGTTAATTCGGCTATATTAATCCAGCATCTTTATCAAACTGCATTTGCAAGGATTCGCTAATATTATATGTTAAATATGTAACTGTACACTCGATCTGAAGACCCGATTCATACTCTGATACTAGTACATTGTCAGCAATCGTTCTTGGATCATAGTTTATAATGTTTGTAACGTTTGCAGTAATTGCTTCTTTAAGCTGGGTTGTCAACGGCTCGTATAACGCCTCCCAAATAATACAACCAAAGTTAGGATCAGATAATTTTTCACCTTGCCTAATGTTAAAATGATTAAGCAAATTTTGTTTAATTACTGCTATGTCATATTGCTGGAAGGAATTGTTTCCCGGATTGACTGTGCTAAATCCTCTATAGGCTTTTTGGCCGATAGCAGGCTGTGCTTGTTTAGCTGTTGTTACTTTAATTTGTTTATATAAATCTGTGGCCATA